CAATGCGAATTTTCTAGGGTCCGAGGCTTGTACTTTTTGTATATGTCTAAATGTAAATCTCTGAGGATCCAACACACATCCGATATGGTCCTCGTTTTTTAATGAGTTTGGGTTCTCACACTTATCCTCATCATGTGCAGGAAATCTTGCATACTTGTAGATAGAGGTTTGTTTTCTTTCTGACTTCTCATAATCCTCACCATACTTAATGGCCATTAATTTTTCAGCTTCCTCTTTTGCGGCTTTAATTTGGTCAGGGGTCATATTAGCCGATATGTTTGACATAATCATTTCATCAAGGTCATCATCAGTTGAATAAACTAAATCCTTACAATGTCTATACAAATCATACTTACCAAATCTTGTACCAATCAATGCTACAATTCCACCTGGCTCACAACGGGATTCTGCTTCTGCGTGCCACCATTCTGTTAAACTTTCTCTTTGTTCTGCACTTCTTGAATTGGACCTATCACAAAGGTCGTCCCATAAGTTTACTTCAAAACGACCACCTAAGAAACCCATATCTTGTGATAAGGCAGAACATGTTGGTTCTTTTTCACCTGTTACGAATACACTTTCTAATTGTTTTAAGATGTCATGGATATCATCCTCAGGGTCCTCTAGTCTTTTTATGACTTCTGGGCTCTCAGGATCAAAGCCAGCCATCGATAATTTATAATGTAATGAGGCTGCGTGACCTTCTACACCATCTACAACAAAAGCATCCTTTCTCCAGAGTTCTGGCTCTAATGGTTTAAATCGTCCATACTCTAAATTTAATAAAACATTTTTCTCTAATGTGGTTCTTGCTCGGCGAACATACTTTTCACTCTGACCGGTAGTTCTTGAACCTAGTCCTATACGAACATTTCTATTTCTACATATCAGCCATATCACAAAGTCGTGTGTAATTGTTGTAGTCTTACCACCTCCAGGAGGCGTATTAATAATTCCTTTGATTACTTCAGGTAAGCCGGCTTCCTTGGATTCTTGTCCAGTTTCTATCCATTGCATAAGAATATCGCACATTTCTACTTGCCATGGGATGTGGCGTCTGTTAAAATATCTTTGTCGAAAGTAAGCAAAATCATCGTGGGCTCTCATGGCTGCCTTATTTAAATCTTTATATTGTTTCGGATCAGGAAAGTCGTTCTCATCTTGTGATGGAATTTCGCCTGAGGATAGAGCTTCTGCTATTTCTGTTGGGCTTTGTTCTTTAGATTGGTTAGACATGTCGTCAAGCAGGCGCCTAACGAGGCTTCTTCGCATACCCATTAATTCACCAGCTTGATAAGGGTTCATACCTTTTCTGACCCTGTCGTAAAAATAATTCTTTACTTCGGGCTCACTATCGATGTGAACACCTTTCTTATGCTGGGGTATATTTGTTGCTTTTTGTCCCATATATGCTATAATTTTAGTAGTAGCTTTTCTGATACTCACTTTCTTTCAAATGAGCTACAGAGGATAAGTCCTACTATACTAGCAATAGCATAGTAGGCTCCTCGTTATAAGTCAACCCAAATCCAGGATCTACCCCGAGGCTGGTACAGTATGTATGTATTGAAAGTTATTTAAATGCTTAGTCAAAATGCAAGTTGTAAGCTCTTTTTTAATCAAATAATTAAAATTAATTTATAGATGATTGAATTAGTTAATCAACTTAAAGAATATTTCTCATATCTTATATTTGCATTATTTGTATTGTGATATAATTAAGTATGAGAAAAAAGAAAGTGAGTTTAATCTTATTATTCTTATGTTGTTTAACAACGCTCATGCAATCTATAATCTAGTGAAACATAAGTAGCTAGTAGAAAGAGTATGTATGTCTGATAGACTAACTGCTCGAACTCTCGCAGAGAGTTTAGAGATTAGTCCCAAGACCTTGCGTGCGTATCTTCGTAGAAATCATACTCGTGATTTAGAGAATAAGTCTAAGTCATGGGATGACTTCTTGACTACTAAAGTAGTCGCCGATGTGCGTAAGCACTTCGCTAAGAAGTAAGTCTTAGGGCTATGTGAGTAAGACTCCGAGTGTATGTGTGATGACTTGTGAACAGAACAATCACACTCAATCAACAGAAAGGCAAACGATGATCCCAATCATTGATGTGTATGGTCTTGTCGCTGTGTTCACTTTGCTGGGCATAACACTAGGCTACACACTAGCTAGAAGATAAACATTGAAGAGGGCGGTTCCGCAAGGTTCCGCTCTCTTTTTTGTGGTGTGGGCGGTTCCTCGCCTGATACATCCTTGCGGTAAGTTGCAGGTTCCTCGCACTAATAAAGGTGCGGCAAGGATTAGGAACCATACCATTGCATACCCGGCCGGTTCCTTGAGGATCCACCTAGCTCAACTCACCAACAGGTACCACATCAACAACGCAGGTGGCAATTGAGGTTTCAATAAGGCATGCAGGAATAAAACATCAGGCACATCCTGGATGAGGTAGCCTTAAAGCCAGGATAAAAATTATCAAATAAGGCGCCTTACGAGTTGCATTAGGCACCTAGGTGTGATATAATTAAACCAAGAAGAAAAGAAAGTGAGGTGATTCCCTTGAACGCCACAGATACAAAGGCAAAAGCACCTAAGTCTGCACCTGCGAAGGAACAGATGACAGGTATTACGCCTACAGATTTGGCTGAAACATTGGACATTTCGCCTAAAAGTCTCCGAGCTTGGTTAAGAACCAATTTCAAAAGACCTTTAGACGCCAAAAATAGCCGTTGGTATCTTTCAGAGAAGCAGGTAAAGGCTGCTACTGAGCATTATACCAAGCCTAAAAAGGCAGAATAATTAAGGATGTAGACTAGGTCCTTCGACAATCATAGCCCTGTTTAAAGGACCTAGCTCTACACCATTTTTATTTATCACACCGCCTTAAGGATCATGTCGCCGATACGGTGAGCCTTAATTATTTAAGGTAGCGAGGACTGACCGTATCTGCTATAATTAAGGTAGATAGAGAGAGAAAGAGGTAGGAATGCCCTGCACATGTTTATCCTGTGATATTTACAGGAAATCACCTTACAAAAGACCTTCAAGGCGTAAGTTTTCACCTAAATCGGCAAAGGATGCCCACAGACAACGCCTTCAATCAACGGATAAAACAGGTTTTGCTGCCATTAGAGCGGTACAAAGAGAATATAACAGGAGGAATCTATATGAGTCCAGCGGATAGGATATGTAGAAGGTGTAACAACCGTATTTACAATGCCCATTTGAGTTATGGCCAGTATAGAAAGCTCTGTTATGCCTGCGAGGTAGACCTAAGCAGGTTGAGTTATAAGATTGGAGGGAGGTGAGCTATGAGTAAAATGGATCAGGATACTTTTACCTACATTAGGGATGCCATTGAAGAATGCGATGACCTTATGTCGGTTAGAGCTATCAACAAGATGGCCTACAAAAGGACGATTGCTTTGGAGAAAGTTCATAAGGCTACTTTTAAGGTTGGAGATCCTTGTGTTGTTCAAGGTACAGGTGAAACTACCATGTACGCCAGAATTACCAAGATTAATCCTAAACTTGTTGAGGTGGAAATCACGGAGTCGGATCATAACCCTGTTGAATTTAGGGGTATGAGGGCTAAGGTTAATCCATTTCAAATTACCGTGTTGGAAGAGATTTAGGAGGAGAGCAAATTGGTAATTAAGTTTTTTCGACATGGGTACACCCTAACACAGGTGGCTCATGTTGTCAAGTTTATCGGCCGCACCAAATCTATGAAACTCGGCAGGGTTGAAGTTATATATCCCTATAGGGATATAACTTCCCCTACCGTGTTGAGTTTGGTGAGTTTCCGATGAGTATGGAGATCCGACTGGAAACTGATGAGAAATCGGTTGCCTTCTCGGAACTCTACCATGGTGGACCGTATGTTACGGAGTTTTTATGCTCAGAGGCATTCGATCCTACCTATTTCGACAAGGATAGTAATATAACCATTATCCCCGTTGAAGTAATGGAAAATAGGTTAAGAGTAAGTCTTGGCCTGCTGAAAGACACCCAGTTAAAGGTGTATGGAAAAGTAATACCAAGTGATGTCAGGGCGTTAAAACGGTTAGTCGCCGAGTATCGCCTTGCGACAGACGGTGATAAATCGCCAATTTTAAAGGTGTTTTATTAATGCCTGATGACACGCCTAGTATTACCTAGTTAAGGAGAAAACAATGGAAGGTAAAAGAAATTACGCCATCATCCGACTAAATAATTGGTTAGATGGTGAGTGTAACGCCACTGTGAAGATGGATTTCTTTGGAGAAAGAAATGCTAAATCCGAATGGGAAGAATTTATCAAGGATAGTGATATATCCAAAGGTATATATCTCCTAGTGGATTATTCAAACGGTGACACAATAGCCAAATTTAACACCATAGATAAAGTAGTGGTGTAATGGATATAGATAAGGCGAAAGCTTTAGCCCTTATAGGTCAAGGAACAAAGAACGCCCTTATCTTCGGATCTGGTCATGACTTGTACTCCCTTAAGGATTACCTTAGGTGGGGTTCAGTCATTGACCTCAAAGAATCCGACATAAAAGACCTAGAGGTACGCCATTATAGTGGTGGAGACTATAAGTCTACCATATTTATTGATGGTGAAGCCGTTGAATACATGGATGCCATAGACAACAAGGATATGTTGATGTGGATGGCAAACCAATTAGACATGGATATCAGCGAACATAACTGGATTAGTGGGAGAGGTACATGGGCAAGAGCTGTGACCGCCTCAATCTATGAGAAGTTGGCTGATATAGCTGAGGTAACGGAAGAGGAAGCAACACAGCTTCGCAAAGCCGGTATCCAAGAAGAAGAGGAGGAGTAATGGCAGAAGGTAGTAAACCCGAGCTATGTTCCATTTGTTATAGGGAGTTCCATGAGTATGGAAACAACGCCGACCCTATTAATTTAGGTAGATGTTGTGATTCCTGCAATGGTCTTGTCGTATTTGCCCGAGTAGGGCGTATGCAAGCCATTGAAAAACATGGATATGCGAATGTAGACCTTATGACAGGATTAAAAGAATTGGCATGAGCTACACCAAACGATATTATGAGGATCGCCAGTGTAGGCAATGTCATCAAGTGAAGGCCATCGATAGAGGTGGCCTTTGCTTTGATTGTAACAGAGGAGATATATAATGTACGGAGTATGGATATATGAGGACAATGTTGCTAGAAGGCCTAAATCTAAGAAAGAGGTTAAGGAGTATCTAGCTAAAGGCGTTGACCACGAAGATAATTACCATATAGGCATAGAGGCCACAAGTATGTTCGGAAACGAAGAGAGTGGACCTCTTACAAAAGAAAGGGTAGAGGCTGGCAAGATATTATTTGTCGGACCTAACCCTTATGAGAAAAGGAACTTCTATGGAAGTTTCAAGATGAACAGGAAAGGTGAGGTGGTCTGTGAGTAAAACCGCAAGAGAACCGAACGAACAAGGTAAACTATTGATACCTGAGGATGTCTTTGACCAATTAGAAATGGTTAGACAATCAGGAGTTACTAACATGGTGGACAGAAAAACTATTAAGGAGTATGTTCCACAATTTGTTTCTGACTGGATGGATGAAAATGAGGAAATCTACATGGAAGGTTTCTTTGTTGGATTCTCAGGTAATGGGACTAACTATATGTCCTAACCTTCATAGCAGAAAGGCCGGCTTATTGCAAGTCGGCTTTTTTGTTTGGTAGATTAGGTAGGTCGGGATATACTGTGCGGTGAGCTATACTATCCCTATGTCAGGTTTAAGAGGTGAACTAAGCGGTGATAGATCCAAGAAGGTCGTTACAAGAACAGGCACAGATAAAGTATCCGCCTTCCTAAATAATTGGAAGTATGGAGTGGAGATTACTTTAAGGGCAGATAGCACCTTCGAAATTTTTGTGATAGACCAAATTACCCATGAGAGATTTACGGTAATTCGTGCTGACGGTATGATGATGGATTGGATCAT